GTAAAGCAGTAGAAGCACATTATGGTCGTCCTTTTACACTTGAACACGTAGAGTGGGCTATGCGTAAGGAAGGATGGACAGACGATGTTGACAGCAATAGTAATGGTATGCAGTCTCGTAACAGAGGGTGATTGTATGAAGTTTACTGACAATAGAGGTCCATATAAAACAGAAGCGGAATGTCTAGTACGTGTTGAGGAAATGATTTCTAGTATGAGTTCACTCCTGCCGCCTGTCCCTTCTCAAATTATGTACAAGTGTGAAGATATTACTAAAGGTGTACGAACATGAGTGTAGAATATCGTGGCACTACTTTCCCCGGTTATAACAAACCTATTAAGTCAAACCGTGAAGGTAAGAAGAAGATGGTTCTTGCCAAGGATGGTGACAAGATAAAACTAATTCACTTCGGTGCTACAGGCTATGGTCACAACTATAGTGCTGCAGCTCGTAAGTCATTTCGTGCTAGGCATAAGTGTGACACAGCTAATGATAAACTATCGGCACGGTACTGGGCATGTCGTACTCTATGGGGTGGAGCAGGTGGTAGTACAAAGTCTAGTCCCAAATCTAAAAAAGGAAAATACTAATGGCTAAAAATAAAGATGACGTAATGGTTGTGTCAATCGGTATTGGTTCTATGCCCAAGAGTAAGCTGAAGAAAATGAAGAAGGCTGAGATGGCAATGGGTGGTACAGCCAATGGTAAAAAGCATATGTATTCTGGTGGTGGTAATGTTACTGACAAGTTGCCAAACAAAGGTTTGCGTAAACTGGCCTCCACAGATAAAGGAAAACAAGCTGTACTTAAAATGGGATTTGACGTATAGCGGTGCATCCTGTAGAACAGGACATACGAAAGTGGTCCAAGGACTTTCTTGAAGTACCTAATTCAAAACTAAACGGTCTACCGCCTTGCCCCTATGCTAGAAAAGCATGGGCTGATGACAAGGTAGTGTTCAGTATTAATACTGGACTTGATGGACTGATAGAATCTATACGTACATTTGAAGTTCATAACTACGACATTGTAGTATGGGCTGAAGAAGATTTGCCAGACATGGAATACCTAGATGGTATATGTGATGGCATAAATGAGTTGGCATCTGTAGTTGGTATGGACTTACACTTGATGGTGTTCCATCCTGACTATGATGCTACAGAGGCTGGTCTTGATTTCCTTGTCGATGATGAGGTTACGGACGACAGCCTATCTTATTGTATGGTCTTTGTTCAGAAACTTTCTAAACTAGATGATGCAGCTTTATATCTGGAAAAGTCTAATTACTATGAACACTTTCCGGAAGACGTATATGACGCTTTAGTGATTGACAGAAGGAGATTAAGAAATGGCAATGGGCAAAGCAAAGATGGCTAAGAAGAAGAAGATGCGTGGTGGTGGTATGGCTCGTAAAAAGATGATGGGCGGTGGCATGGCTAAGATGGCTAAGAAGAAAAAAATGATGCGCGGCGGTATGGCAAAGAAGAAGTAATGCCATATGTTGCAAATTCAAAAATACATGGACTTGGTGTTTTTGCGGATAGGGACTATACTCAAGGAGATACAATTGAGTTGTGTCCTTATCTGGTTGCGGATTACACTGACTTTGGAGATGATTGCATCCTCCATGACTATATGTTACACACTCCTTATATCAATGAGGAACAGTATTACATTCCACTTGGGTACGCTATGGTGTATAACCACAGCGCAAGTCCAAACGCTGAGTGGGACATTGAAGAACAAGATGACCGCTTTGTTAAATTTTATGCGCTTAAAAAAATAAAGCAGGGCGAAGAAATACTTCACGACTACGGTGAAGAGTATTGGGAAAGCAGAGTATCTAAACAGGAGTAGGAGATGGCACGTGTCTCTAAAAAAGCCCCCACTAAAAAAGTCAAAGCCCCACAAGCTAGGGCGAAAAAGAAACAGACTGGAACGGTTAAACTTGCGGCGGGTGGTGCGCCAAAGAGCAAAAGTAGAGTTAATGAAGCTGGCAACTATACTAAGCCCGGAATGAGAAAGCGACAGTTTCAGCGTATCAAAGCTGGTAGCAAAGGTGGTGGTCCCGGTCAGTGGTCAGCAAGAAAAGCCCAAATGCTGGCGTCTGCTTACAAGAAAGCTGGTGGTGGATATAAGTCGTGACCGCACATGTATTCCTGCTTCTCGTTTACTTGGGAACCGGGGATGCACGTAGACTAGAAAGTGGCGATATGTACTTTCGTGATATAAACGATTGTAACTACTTTGCCTCTCGTGTTACTAAGAGATATGGTAACTATCAATACAGATACCTAGTAGACCCAAAAGATAGAGTAACTGCGTACTGTGTACCCAGATATGTAAACCCAGAGGATGTAAAACTTTATTAATGCCACCCCGTAATCATAAACAGTGGACTAAGACTCCCAGCATAGAACACATCAGTTCGCTTATATACTCTGACCAAGACCTATATGAACAAGAGATAGAAAAAATATTCTCTAAAGTGTGGGTTCCAATGTGTCACATTAGCGAGATGCGTAACGAAGGTAACTACAGAACAGCACAGATTGCTGGTCAAAATGTGATTGCAGTAAATACCAAAGATGGCGTTAAAGCGTATCATAATTATGGTTTTAATTTTCCCTCTGGTACAGTAGCTGCACCAATTGTAACAGTTGAACCACAACTACACTGCGAAGTAAAGCATGGCGGTATGGTCTGGGTAACACTTGACCCTAATCCTACCCAGAGTGTAGAAGAATGGACAGGCGGTGCTTTTGATTGTATTGCTGGTGCTATTGATGCTGAAGAACTAGAAGTATTCCACTACCACAAGGCAGTGATTGATACAAACTACAAACTGTGGCACGACACAAACTCTGAGTTCTACCACGACTTTATGCACTACCACAATCGTGTAACCGGATTCAACGATGCATACTTTGCTCGTAAGAACATACCATTCAACAATGGACACGTAAACGTATCTAGCTTTACAGTGCAATATGAAGAGTATGAAGGCTTTGAAGACAGAGGTGAATTGTCATTCCCTAACCTGCCACCAAATCAGTGGTACATGGTTGATCTGTTCCCCGGCTTCAACTTCAATCTTAGAGGCAGTGCCTACCGTAGCGATAGCGTAACCCCACTAGGACCAAACAAAGTATTGATTGAGTTCCGTGGATATGGCTTGAAGAGTGACAGTCCAGAAGACCGTGCTACTCGCATCGAACACCACAACTCTATTTGGGGACCTTTCGGGCGTAACCTACACGAAGACTTAATTGGCGTAGCTGGTCAAGGGACTACAATGCGTACTGGCACAGAACCACGCAACATCTTGCACGGACGACACGAAGGTGGCACAATCCACGATGAGGTGGGTATGCGTCACTACTACGCGGAATGGTCTAAGTGGATGGGCGTATCTGCACAAAACCCTGTAGAGGAACTAGCGGAAGAAGCTGCATAGATGGACCCGATTAGCGCAATGGCTACCGCATCGGCTGCTTTCGGTGCTATCAAGAAGGGAATGCAGGTAGGCCGTGACATCGAGTCTATGGCTGGTGACTTGTCTCGCTGGATGGGTGCGCTAAGTGATATTGACCAAGCGCAGAAGGAAGCCAAGAACCCGCCTATCTTCAAGAAGCTATTTAGTGGCGCAAGTATTGAAGAAGAAGCTATTACTGCTTTTGCTAATAAAGAGAAGGCAGCAGCGCAGCGATACGAACTACAGCAGTGGATTAGCCTGACTATGGGTAGGTCTAAATGGGATGACCTAGTTCGTATGGAAGGCCAGATACGCAAGCAGAGACAAGAAACACTGTATAAGCAGAGAGAACGCAGACGTAAGTTTGTAGAGATTGTAGCATGGATTGTTATGGTTGGATTAGCCTCTGCACTGCTTTATGCATTTGTTATGTTCCTTGTGTCTAAGCAAGCTAGGGCAGACGAGATAAAGTGGACTACATGCAGACTTGTTGACTATGAAAGAATTAAAGTAAAAGAAAACCCATACACAGAATATATCTGTACATACAGGGGTGCAAATAACACTATAGAGTCCATGACAATTAACGAGTTCTGTCCTCGTGAATATCAGTGTGTGTATAACCCCCGTGAAAAAGATGAACCCACATTGAAAGAAACACTGAAGTCAATTAGGGAAAAACTAAAATGAAAAAACCACAGCAGAGTTTAAAAAACTGGACAAAGCAGAAGTGGAGAACAAAGAGTGGGAAACCATCCAGTGAAACTGGTGAACGGTATTTACCGACAGCCGCTATCAAAAGTTTGTCGTCCAAGGAATATGCGGCTACAACCAAGGCTAAAAGGGAAGGTACACGTAAGGGCAAACAATTTGTTAAGCAACCAAAAAGTGTTGCGAAAAAGACAGCACGATTCAGGAGAACGTAATGTTGAATCTATTAATAGGACCATTAGCTAATTTAGCAGGGAGTTGGATGGATGGCAAAGTTGAGCAAACAAAGGCAAAAGCAATTGCTAATGTTGCAAAAGCTAAAGCTGAAGCGACTATCATGGAAAAGAAAGCCACTGGCGAAATTGATTGGGACATTGAAATGGCTCGTTCTTCGTCATCAAGTTGGAAAGACGAATGGCTAGTAATTTTGTTCAGCATCCCATTAATACTAGCGTTTATACCCGGAATGGAAGGTATAGTACAGAATGGCTTTGACCAACTCAACAGAATGCCTGAATGGTATCAATATTCCTTGGGAGTTATCGTTGCCGCTTCTTTTGGAGTACGTAGCGCAACTAAATTCTTTGGAAAGAAATAATGTTTCATATGTGGCATATGCACAACAGGACTACGGAAGAACAAGCGAGGATTAATCGTGGCAGAACTGACAATGGAAAGATTTCTAAAGTGGAAGATACTACCACGCTTTATGATGCTGATGATGTCAATATCAGCGTGGAGAGTAGTGGAATGGTTCATGCTTCTTCCAGACCCGACAACACAACAGTCAGCACTGGTGAGTGTAGTCACGGGGGCAATGACAGGTGCATTTGCGGTATGGCTGGGACATGAAAAATGAAATATAACAAAGAAGATTTAGTTAAGAAACTAATTACACACGAAGGCTTACGCCTTCAGGTATATCAGGATACACTTGGAATTGATACTATTGGTATCGGACGTAACCTAGAAGACCGTGGCATTACTAAAGAAGAACTAGATTGGATGGACATACCTAATATGGCTATTGTTCATACTGAGGGTATTACTGAAGCGGATGCCATGCATTTAGCAGAGAATGACGTGCAGATAGTCGAAGAAGAACTGGTACGTGCGCACCCTTGCGTAGACAGGTTAGACGCTGTACGTCAGCTTATATTAGTGGACATGGCATTTAATATGGGTGTACCAAGGCTATGCAAGTTCAAAAAAATGTGGGCAGCTATCCACGAAAATAAATTTGATGAAGCAGCAAAAGAAATGCTTGACAGCAGGTGGGCAAATCAGGTAAAATCAAGGGCAACGAAATTAGCACACGCTATGCATACAGGTGAGATATAATGGCTAGACAGCTAACAGAAAAACAACAGAAGTTTCTTGCGGTTCTTTTTGATGAAGCGGGTGGGGACATGGTGACTGCTAAGAAGATGGCAGGTTATGCAGACACTAGCGGAACAGCAGAGATTGTTAAAGGATTAAAAGAAGAGATACTAGAAGCTACGCAGATGTACATGGCACGTAATGCGCCACGGGCTGCAATGGCTATGACAGGCGCACTGGTTGATCCAACGGAACTTGGCATTCGTGATAAGATGGTAGCCGCCAAAGAACTGCTTGACCGTGTAGGTCTAGTAAAAACTGAGAAGATGCAAGTAGAAGCATCAGGTGGAGTCATGCTTATGCCACCTAAAGCAACTGTAGAGGATGATGACTAATGACAAATTTAGACGAAAGAAAAACACAACTTCCACAAGATAAATCAGTGGAAAAAGCAACACAAAAAAAAGCAGATGCCTATAAAGAAAAACATGGAGAAACGGTATCTAAGGACGATTACAACTCTTATAAAAAAAGTTTTTCTTCAGACAGTATGTCAAAACCTCTGTCTTTTACAGACTATAAAGACATTGCTAGTTTTTACGGAAAAAGATTAGCCAACGATGCAGACTTGTCACTGGTGGCAAAAGCGGGAATTGAAACAGATAAATACCGTAAGTCAAAAACTGCAAGTGGTAAACAAGACTATCGTAAAGGTGGTATGGTTCTTTCAACAGTAGACAACCGTAGAAACAAATGACTAGAAGCATAGGCAAGTGGAAACTGCCACAGCCCACCGACATTAAAGAAGAAAACGTATGGGTGCAGATACCTCGCATTGCTAGGACTGTACCTTTTGGATACAAAGTAAACGAAGAAGACCCCGACCTTCTTGACCCTATACAGACTGAACTAGACTTGCTAGAGAAAGCAAGGAAGCATGTAAATCAATATTCCTACCGTGAAGTAGCGAACTGGTTGAGTGCAAATACCAACAGATACATTTCACATGTAGGATTAAGAAAACGGTTAGGTAATGAAAAACATCGTAAGAACCAAGCTAGAAGCCTCCGCAAGTGGGCAGAATATGCGGAAAAGGCAATCGCCAAAGCGAAAGCCCTTGAAGAAGAAAGAGTCGGCTCCAAAGCCAACGGTTGAAATACAAGATGTTTCATATGAAACAGAGGCAATAGAAGAACATGCCAATGTATTATT